ACTGAAGAGCCGTGCTTTTGCGGTAATGTTGGTTGCGACTGCATGGAAAACTGTAGACGTACAAGCTGGTGTGAATGTTATGAATGCGACAACGAATGCGATTGTGACTGTTTGTAAGAACGGTTGCGGAAAATTATATAAAGATTGGTATGGTGAATTAGTCTGCCCTATTTGCGGATACCACGAATACACTAAGGAGGATTATGAATCCTATAAAAATTTTAAAATTTGACGACTTTCTGGACTCTGACATACCAGAAGTGCCGTCTATATTGGGTGAGAACCTGATTGTCCCTCAAGGCAGAGTGATAATATACGGACAGCCGGGCTCTTACAAATCATTCGCTACGATGCAACTGTGTCGGGCGATGGCAAACGGCGTGGACTGGCTGGAGTATGAGATGAAAGTCAAGGCACGTACGCTGTACCTACAGGGTGAGATTGTACCCAAGATGATGCAGGCAAGAGGATTAAATATGAGGACAATATATGGTGGCTCGGACAACACGTTCTACAGCTATTCAAGAGACCTCACACTCAAGTCTGAAAAAGAATGGAAGTACCTCACCGAAAGAGTGTTAGAGAATAAGATAGAGTTTATATTCTTAGACCCACTATCCCAATTGCTTGGTGGTAGTGAGGTTGATGATGGTCATGTGAGAGCGTGGCTTGACAGAATGGACGTACTCTCTACTGAGACTAACTCAGGCGTGGTAATGGTACACCACGGAAGGAAGACGACTTGGAGAGGCGACGGCTCGTCGTATGCAGGGGCTCAGAACCTGCGTGGGTGGTCTGGGCTTGAAGGATGGGCTGATAGTATTATACATCTCAGTTCGTCGAAGAGGGCAGAGGCACGGTTGGAATGGCAGAAGGTCAGGCACAACGAAAAGCCCGAAGACAAGTGGTTGCATTTCAGCCAAAAAAATGGTATACTGCAAGTGTCCGACGAAGACCCGGCGACAATCATTCGCAGACTGTTATCAGTTGGGCCGAGGATGAAAGGAGATATCGACAAAGCACTGCTTGAGGAGGCAGGCGTCAAGTATAATAAGGCTAATGAACTCCGCAAGACCTTAGTGGCTAAAGGAGAGATTACCTATGAGTTAATGGAAGATAATAAAACTAGAATGTATAGGATGGTAGATGATGTTAAATAAATTAAGACCACAAATTATTGTGGCTCTGGGCGTGCTTGGTGCGGTGAGTATACTTGCCATACAGTCTGGCATACCAGAGAATGTGGCTATTGTCAGTGGATGTACTGGTGGCGTAATAGCGTTAGGGATGAAATTACTAGAAGGTGAATAGAGAGAGGAGAGATATTGTACAAAGTAGAGGGGGGAGAACTTTACTACAACGAAAAGAGTCTGGGGAGCGCAGATGATATATACGTGGATGGGCGTCAAGACATTGCTGGGTACATCAAAAAATCCAATCGCAAAGGCTTCACCGTTGCTAAACTGGTTGAGGGAGACTATGTATTCGTCACAAGCGAAGGGCACACCGTTGGCATTGAGGAGAAAAAAGCCCACGACCTCTGCAATAGTCTACGAAGCAGGCGGTTGCAGAGACAGCTTAGGAGACTTGAGGGTGCTGTTAGTATCCCCGTTCTTGGACTTAGATTCACTGATAAGGGACGCTCTAAGGCACAGTTCTCGCCTGATTGGTGGCAACTCAACAACCTAAATTTAATAGTAGAGTTGCTGAAGTGGGACTTGCGTGGTAGTACTATATTAATTCCTGCTGGGGAAGGGCAAGTATTGTCCACACTCAAACGGATAAAGAACATCATGCAACCCGGTCATCACCTGCTCAGTATTATTGCAGGCGACGACTACAAGAGAGTACAGGATAGCAGTCCATTCCGCAAGTTAGTCCGTAGACTTATAGACGGAGTGGGCCCAACTGCCGCAGTGAAGTTAGAGAGTTACTACGAGGGCAATGTGAGGTCACTGCTCGACGACAACGAGGACGGATGGAAAGAAGCTGGACTACACATAGGACAGCGCAAAACACTGGGGGAATTATTACATGCGAACTAGCGTGACGGCACTCGACAACTGGCAAGAGTGCCAAATTAAATATACGTACCGAGGTAGGAGACTCAAGGAGCATAACTATACTCCGAGTGGGCCACTGACTTCCGGTATAACATTCCACGATTCGATGGAACGTGCCATAATGTCAGGCAAGATTAACGATGCCTATAATTATGCGGACGGTATGTTGGAGGATGGTAATAGGTTTAAGCCCGGAGTGATGAGGATGCTTGACCGAGTGCCCAAGTGGTTGCTCGACGTTAAGATTCCCGTTGCCGAGGACAAATTAGAAATTGACATTGACGGTATCACATACGTAGGCAAGCCAGACCTGTGGACAGTGACCGACTACGGCGTAGTAATATACGAGTTCAAGACTTGCAGTGAGAAAGGCGCAGGCGTTACAAAGAAGCTCCTCAACTATGAGGAGTGGGGTATACAGCCTGTTAGATATGCGTGGCTCCTACAGCAGGCGTACGAGTGGTTAGAAGGACAGCCATTCTACCGCCAGCACATACTCTGGAGTACTCAAGATTACCCGTTGGAGGGTAAAGAGATTTTAGTTTCGCAAGGGGCTATTGACAATGCAGGTCGAGATATGATAAGATTAGCAAACGCTGTCCGTGAAACCGAGGAGCCGACCCATCACTTTTCTCCGCTATGCAATTGGTGTGACTACCAACAGCTATGCAGAGGGTGGTTGACTGGCGCTGACGTTGATGGTATAATAGCAGAAAAGTACTATGAGGAGGAATATATTGCACATTAGTACATTGTTGTATGGTGGGCCCGGTGTGGGTAAGACATCCTTGGGGGTGTCCTCATTTTGGGACTACATAAAGAGAGAGCCTATACCCGGTAAGAACGGTAGGCTACTATTGATTGGTAGGGAGGAGAACGATGCTCTAGGTATACCCGAAGAGAATATTGTACGCTTTCCACTACCACAGAATGACCCGATTAAGTTTGCGAAAGACTTTGAGATTTATCTCAAGGCACTCAATAGCCCAAAGGGACAAGAGGCAGGGGTAACTGACATAGTTATAGACGGCTTTACCGAACTATGCTATGACTTTACCTATGCGTACCGAGAGTCCAACGACCCTCGTGACTCGTTTGAGGTATACAGGGAGTGGCAGAGAGCGTTCATAAACTTTATGCAACTGCTACACCCCAAGTCTCTCAACGCCAACGTAATTGGCACGGCACGAGTAGCTGAACTCAGGAGAGGAAACACTACAGCAAGAGGTAACGCCGTGAAGGGTGACCCCGAATGGATGGACGAGTTTAAATACTATCCGTCAATGGAAGGATGGGCTCGCCACAACATGGGACATTACTTCAACATGGTAGTGTACTTGGAGCAAGATGTGAAGACAAGAATGGTGGGTGGTAAGGCGATTAAGACACCTACTTATGTATCACACTGGCTCGGAGGGGGGGACTACTGGACTAAAAATATATTTGCCCACCTATGGCTTGACCAACCGCCGACAATGGAAAATGCTATGTGGACAGGGGTAGAGGAGGTTATAAATAATATAGTCGGAGAAAAAACAAAGAAGTAAGAGGAGAAGATTATGCCTTTCAATTCAGAAAGCATGCTAGGGTTTCAAGAGAGAGAAGAAGAAGCACAGAAAGCTACACGCATACCAGAAGACACATACATTCTGGAGATTACTGACGGCGAAGTGTTCGACAGTAATGGAGTGCCGAGGTTAAGGCTTGGGCACAAAACTATATCCGCCAAAAGGGACGGACAGGCTGGAAGATTCCACACCGAGTTTTTAGGTTGGTTTGCTAGCGAGACATCAGAGTCTCCCAAGCCCATCGAGGAGCGCACTAGGAATCTCAGAAGGATGACAGAGCAACGGTTGCAAGGATACTTGAAGTCGCTAGAGACTAGCCCTACAAGTGACCAAGACTTGGGCGAAAGTCTTGACGAGGCAGTCACTGCACTAAAGGGTCAGGACGACCCTACAGAGGTTAGCGAGATTATGGAAGCCATCGGCGCAATGCTGGTTGGGCAACTAATCACAGGCCAAGTAAAGTATTCCAAGACTGGAGACTTTGTTAACCTGTACGCTAATACGTACGACGAATCAATTGGTGCGGCTGACGCTGTAGCCGTTTGATTGTTGTCCTAAAGCTGAAAGGAGATGGGGAACTTATTAAGATAGAGGACGTAGAACTCCTCGACCCGATAGGTCTCCCCGGATTTCTCAGCATAGTACAACACAACTCAGAGGACGGCGACAGGCACACCAGTTTTGTTTGGCCCTCTGCGTCCATTGACAACATGATAATAGAAACTGTTGAAGGAGAAAAGTTTGAGCACACTGACACCCCTCGTTGGTTTAAGCAAATGTGAAGAATGCCCATTGCACGAGGGCGCAAATGTAGTGGAGGGCGTTGGGCCAAAACCTACTAACATAATGTTAATAGGTGAGGCTCCCGGCGCTTTAGAAGATGAACTCGGTGAGCCCTTTGTGGGCGCAAGTGGTGCTAAGTTAGAGATACTACTCGAACAAGCAGACTTATGCCGAGACGATATTTACATAACTAATTTAGTAAAACACCGTCCCCCTCGCAACCGTAATCCGTATAAGCGTGAGATAAACGCTTGTTCGCATTGGTTGGAGGACGAATTGAATCAGGTCAGGCCAATGATAGTGGTGACGCTTGGTTCGGTAGCAGGGAAATACTTCAAGCCAGACCTGTCCCTTACTCGTGAGCATGGTGTGCCGTTCGAGCAAGAGGGGTTTCTACTGGTTCCGATGTACCACCCTGCCGCCGCCATGCACAACCCGAACCTATGGCCTGTGCAACTGGAGGATTGGGCCGCACTGAGGACGAAACTCCATAATAAACAAGTTACTCCACGCACTAAATATTCTCTATACGGCAACATCTCAAAGGTCGGCCCTCTGGGGTTCGACCTTGAGACTACAAGTCCCACTAGAGGGGGGCGGTTTGCCGTACAAGAGGCTGAAATCGTGG